TGTATTTGTCAAGGTTGAGTTCCTTTGGGAATTGTTGAATAAAGGAAATGATGTTTTCGTGAATTGGATTTGGTTTTTTCAAATAACAAAACTTAATCTTTTCACCATTATTGATTATTGAATATTTATGAGAGAGTTTTTTCTCCTTTACATAATGATTATATAAGAGAGCACCACGAACGTGAATGGGAGTTCCTTTTGAATATATTGTTGCTGGAGATTGATACTTCTGAACGTCTGATACCGAGCGGGGGAAAGATATTTGCTCTGGTGGAAGTTTTTCAAACTTTTCACGACATTTTTCAATGTAAGTAATCACTTCATTCTCCGTTCCACTCATCATCAGTTTCAGAGCATCCTTAATCATTTGACGACAGGGTGCTGGTGTAGAAGATTTGACTGCTTCAATACCCATCATTTTGAGTTTGGGTTCTTCATATCGCACACCTTCACTATCCCAGACATTGAGAATGTATCTTTTTTTAGCAGTCCAAATTCCACGATCAGCAATATTCTCACGTTTCATTTGCATCTTTTGATCATATGCATTTACATAGTTGGCCAGTTCTTGGTAACAACCTTCAATATACTTCTCAAGTTCCACCTCACAGATCTTATCAAGGAACGTGACAATGCTCTCAGTAGTTTTCTTTCTTCCTTTGTATACATCTTCAACCAAAGGACCCAAGTTGAGGTAAATACTATCAGTGTCAGAAGCAATAACATAATCAACTCCATCTGTCTTAAGAATTTTATTTAAATATTGATTCATTTTATTTTCAATCCAACGAATCGCAACCTGACCACTTAAAGTAATTGCCTCAGCATTTTCAAGTTTATAATATCGGAAGTATTGATTACCTACGGCACCATAAGCAGAGTTAAGAGAAATCTTCTTTGCCATCTGAATATTATTACATCGGGCAATTTCTTTAAGTAATTGTTTATCTTTGGTTTTTTCGTATTGTTTTTTTGCCTCAATCATCTTCTTCTTAAAGATGACACGTTCGTTATACATTTTTTCCATTAGTTCAGGAAGAAATCCACGAACATCCTTGCGATACATTGCACCATTTGCACATACTGCATAATCCTTATATTCTTCAAAATCAAGTTTTTGATTTAAGATTTTATCTACCGAAACCGTTGGATGACGTTTATCAATCAAAGTTTCAGGTGAAATATTAAATTGCATAATCAAATGTGGATATAGGCTATTTAAGTCAAAATTGACAACCCAATCATATATTCCAGGTTTTGGTTCTTTTACATAAGCACCGGCATATTTTTCATTCTTGGAAGAACGATTTTTTTGAGGAATAACAATATTTCTTTTCTTCAGGTAATTGTAAATAATATTGTCCCACATACGAACCTGATAGAATACATCAGTAAAATTGACTCGGGCATCAAATGCCATCGTCAGTGCCAATTCAATCAGTTTCATCTTGTCTTCCAATCGGTCAACAAGTTCCACGTCAACAATATTATACTCAATAAACTTCTGCCAGTTTTTAGTATAAAACTCTTTGAAGGTTTCATACTCGGAGTGATCTAGTTTTTTCTGTCCGAGTTCAACTTCGGCAATATAATCCAACCGATAAGATTCTTGTGTCTTATAAGTAAATTTCTTATAAAGATCCATATAATCAAGTTGAGTCACTCCACCAATATCAAATGTCGTATGTTTACGTCCATTAATAAAGACCTCACCTTCACTCACAAGTCCCCAAAGAGACATTCTCTTCATCAACTTTTCACCAAGAACACGATTTAGTCGTTTACAGATATAAGGAATATCATAGAGTTGTAGATTCCATCCCGTCACAATTTCGGGAGTATTATCCATCCAATACTGAATAAAAGTGTTTAGAAGAGCAAACTCTGATTCACAATAATGATAAATCAAATCACTACGATTGTGAGTAAATGGTTTGACTCCCCAACTCACAATCTTCTTTGTGGCATAATCTTGTATGGTAATCGCAAGAATTTCTTCCGAGCAGGACTCAACATCAGGGAATCCATTTTCAGAAGCAACCTCAATGTCTATGGTTACAAGTTTGATTTTGTTAATATCAAACTTTATCTCTTCCTCAGAATACTTATCTGAGATGTATTGATAAATGTATCTTTCATTTCCATAAATTTCAAATCCATCTACATTCTCATACTTCTTCAGAAACTCACGACAATCTTTTACAGTTCCCGGTTGAACCGCATCAACAACCTCACCAGATAATGTTCTGTATTTGCTTTCCTTTTTGGATTTTACAAAAAGAGTTGGTTTAAATTCTTCTCTAAATTCAATGTGCTTTCCATCTTCATATGCCCGAACCAAGAAATAATTTCCAATTAACTGAACATTAGTATACCAACGCATTATGCAATTAAGTCCTCGTATTTTTCAAGAAGAGTAGGAGTTGGATCTGCAAGAGTTAAGATTTTATCAGAACTTATCATAAAGGTGTCTTGCTTCGTAACTTTGTGTAAAAGTGCTTGTAGTGTGTGTTCACCTTCCTTATATTCAGTTACAATATGTGGATTTATCAGTTTACAATCTGGTTCTCCAATATCTGCACCAATCTCTTCAATCTGTGAGATTAATATTTGATTGTTCACCATCAACAGAATCTTTATCATCTTTTCCATAATTCATTACGTCCTCAATGTACATTTGTGTTAGTCGGGCAATTGGTTCAACAATCGTCACAACCCAATCCGAAGGAACTGGTATGACTTTATCAACCGTTAATGGCATCCAAGGATATAAAGATACTTGAAATGCTGATTTTTTTTGTTCTTCTGTGGATTCTTCGGTCAGAAGAGTCGGTTCTCGCATTTTTACAATACAAGGTTTATTTAGAAAATATCCGATTACGTGACGATTTTCATCTTCTCCAGAAACCATCTCTGAAATATCTGCGATCAAATCTTCTCCAGATTTTAAAAGCAAAAGTTTTACTGTCATTTACACTCCATATCTCCTCTTATTATACACAAAAAAAGGGGAGGTGTCAATCTGGGTTTTGCCAGATTACCTCCCGTATAGGCAACAATAGTTAATGGGTGGCCCCACGCAATACTATTTAGAACCAGACTTTCTTTTTCTGATGCTCTGGAATAATGCGTGTCAGTTTAATCACAAGTAGTCCATCATCAAACTCAACTCCGGTGACTTCTACATCATCAGAAATCGTCCATACTCTGGTGAATGATCTTTTTGCAAGTCCCTGATGTAAATATTCACCATCTTCTGTGGAGTCTTTTTGACCTTCCACAAATAACTTATTGTTTTCTGTATAAACAGAAATTTCTTTTTTCTTAAATCCTGCAAGAGCAATCTCAACTCTTGTGGCAGTATTACTTTCTTTAACTACATTATATGGTGGATAGTTTGACTCTGTTTGATGTAGAGAGTTAAACCGATGAATCCATTCATCCATACCAATAGAATATTTGTCAATATCATTGAGAAACTTCTCAATGTTTCCAGCATTATATTTTGCGAGTGTTGGGTACATAATGGTTCTCCTTAAAAGCAAGAGTGTGTAAATATCAGACCCGAAGCATCTGATATTACTAATTATACACCAATCATAAAAAAACGGGGTAGTGAACCCCGTATGATTTTATTCGGTTTCTGCTGTCTTTCCCTTTTTACCAATATTATACTTCTGTTCTAAAATCCAATCACTCTTGTCCTTGTATGCTAATACTTTGATTTGATTGAGAGGTGCAATATCCAAGATTCTGTCTTCATCTACGACTGTTACAAGTCCCCAATCCAAAAGTAAACGAACAATACGATTTCTTCTCTGAACATCGTTTACAGTCAGATTTGCGTGTTTACCATCCAGAGCAAACAACTCTTTGAAATGAACAATAAAATATCTACCTTGCTTATGAAGAATGTGGCAAGATTGATAGAGTTTTTTCTCTTTACGAGATGCCACTCCAATACGTGTCAAAGTCTCACGAACCTTTAAGAAGTCGTCAGGCTCATTCAAAATCACTTCTACCATTTGGTCTTGAGACCATTCAACAGTAGGTTCTACCGTATTCATTTTGTTCCTCCAGTATCAAGTCGTTGTTTAATAAAGTTAATCTGTTCTTTTGATAAAATTTTCAGTGCCTGAGATGCCTTTTCATTACTATATCCATAGTATTGTTTTATACACTCCAAGTCCTTGACTTTATCTTTATGGAGCCAGGGAGAAAATCTCTTCCGTTTCCTTACAGTATTTAGATAAAATGAATATTGCATATCTTTATCTAAAGAATGATGAAGATTCATTTCATTTGTAAAAAGAATACAATCAATACTTCCAGATAAACATTTGTTGATAATGTAGGGCAAATACTCACGGATACTACCGGAATCAGTTTCCATAATATTGTTTTTTGTCTGATTGATAGAGTTTAACCAATCTTTGAGTTCATAAGTCATCGTATAATTTGAATGTCATCATCTTCGGTCCAAAGTTCTACTTTATTTCTAAAGCGACCTTCTTGCTTAAGTTTTAAATATCTTTTTGCAGACTTCTTCTTCCACCAAGAAATAATATTTTCCAAATGAAATTTGTCCCAATTTTGACCAGGAATAAGTTTATCTTGTTCACCAAGAATAACCTCACGAATATTTTCATAACCATAATTACAAATATAAAATCTTTTCTTTTGAGTCAAAGAAAATGCGATTTCAATTGCAGAATTAAACTCAATAAGTTTCTCTTGATTTTGAAGAGAGTTTCTTATAATAGAAATCATTTTTGTCTGTCTCTTCATTTTTTTAGAAGATGCCTTATTATCAGTTAATGGTGTATTATTATTCAATAAAGTAAATCTATCGTGCAACTTATGAAATATATCATCGTGAAGCAAAGGAAGAAACTTACTTTCGGTGAGTCCCTTGAACCGCATAAAGGGTTTGAGTCCATCATATTGTGAGGCATCAGTAGTAGAACCATAGAGAGATGTAGTCTCAAATAATCCTATGTCCTTTTCAAATGCCTCATTAAGAGTCTCACGGGCATAATGAGAGCAACAGAGAA